GTTCATTGGCAAATTTTAATTGGTCAGAATTTTCAGATTTTGATTTACATGTAATTGTTGATTTACAACAATACGAAAACCAAAGTGAATTGTATAAAGAATTGTTTAATTTAAAAAAACAAGTTTTTAACGACAAACATAATATTAAAATTTTTGGTTACGATGTTGAGTTATACGCTCAAGATGCCGAAGAGCCACATTATAGTTCTGGAGTTTATTCTGTTATGAATGATGAATGGGTTAGCAAACCAAAAAAATTCAAGAATGACATTGATAAAGGTGTACTTGAAAAAAAGATAAAAACTTGGACAGAAAAGATTGATACCTCAATTGACGAGGGTAAAGATTTAGAAACAATTAAGACTAAACTTAAAGATTATAGAAAGGCTGGGTTAGAAAAAGATGGTGAATTATCTTATGAAAATTTGGTTTTTAAGTTTTTAAGAAGGTCAGGTCACATAGAAAAATTATTTGATACCGTGAATAAAGAGACGGATAAAGAATTGTCTATTGAGAGAACAATTCAAGAATAGTTAAATTATTTGTATCGGTCGTATATTTATTAAGAAAATTAAAACACATGGCAACATATTCTGCAAATACACAATACGAGTATACCGTTGGAATTTTAGGTAATTTTAGTGGTGGTTCAATTACAGAGGGAGGTCCTGCTAATGGGGTTGCTCCTCATCCCGTATTTTCTAATGCAGACAATGAACCAATCATACAACTAAACGCGATAACCTTAGGTGGGTTTAACGGATTAAATAATTAAAAATATAAAATAATAAAATATGGCAGACTTAAAACCAATTGGTAGTGAAAAACTAACAGGCCAAGACAAAATAAGTAGAATTATGGAAATCGCTCGTTTCAAAGAAGTGATGCCAAAAGCAATTAATGAAACTGCAAAATCTGAATATTCAGTATCTCTTGCCGATGGACACAAGTATGAAATTGTAAGAGAAAGACAAGGGTATATTATTAAAAAAACTATTTCTGAATCTGAAACTGAATACATTGAACCTATGAAAAATAGAAAATACTATTCTTCATATTCACAAGCGTTCAAAAGATTAAATCTTGTTGCAGGAGAATTAAATAGAATTAATGAAAACGAAGAAGGTATTTCATTGTATGGTGAACAAAAAAAATTCACATTAAAAACTCCAAAACCAGCACCTGCGGCTGAGGCACCTATTGCACCTCCAGCGGCACCACCAGCGGTACCATCACCTGAATTACCACCATCACCAATGGATGGAGGTGAAGATATGGGAATGGAAGATATGGGACCTGAAACTGATGTAGAAGATGTTGACATTGATGTTGACGTTGATACTGAAGAAAGTGGAGAAGAAAATGAAGGACAGGTTACGTTCAAAACAATTCAAAAACTTACAGGTAAATTAACTCAAAAAATTAGAACACTTGATAGTCAAGAAGGAATGACTTCAGAAGATATCAAATATGTTATCAATATGGTTATTTCATCTCTTGATTTAAAATCTTTATCTGAAGAAGATAAAGAAGATATTATATCAAAATTTGAAGAAGATTCTGAAGATTTAGGTGGTGATGATATGGACGGTGAAGACATGACTGATGATACTGAAGTTGAAGATATTCAAGCGGATATGGATGTTCCTGTTGAGGGGTATGAAATGGAAGAAGAAGATTATGGTAATGGAGCAATTTTTGATAGTATCTTTGGTGAATCAAAAGTAGATAAAGTAATTTCAAAATATTTTGAGGTTTCTAAGAAAGAAATCAGAGAAAGTAAAGAAAAGCAAATCCAAGAAACAGCTAAGAAAAAAGCGGTGGTTAATCAAATTATGGAATCAGTTGTTAAAATGACTGAAACTATTGAACAAGAATTAGCGGCTAAGAAATTTGTAAAAGAAAATTTAAATTCTAAATTTGTTGGGATTACAAACAAAAAGAATTTGGTTTTTGAAACTAAAGAAGGTCAAGTTAGAATAACACCAAACGGAGATTTAATATGAGCTATTTAACTTATGTTAACGGACTAGGTCCTAACTATAAGGGAGATAATTTATATGAATTCATTTTTTCAGATAGTTTGGATGTTTGGGGAGAATCTTGGGAAAGTAAACCCTCTAACGGTTATCCGACTCCACCTGAATTACAATATATTAAGAAAGTAGGAGTTCTGAGAAATACTGATTTAAAATTGGAATTGATTCAGAACTCCGATTTTTTTTGTATGATAGACGCGATGGACGATGTTGTCGCATTAGCCTGGGAAACTGAAGAATCTGAAGGACAAAAAAGAATGGTTTTTAGATTTGGAAGTACCGAGCAAGAAATTAAAGATAAACTCTACGAAAGAGATTTGATTTTAGAATTTGAAAAAAAATTAGTTTATGAAAGTTAATAAAAAAGCCCTTCAATTGATTGATAAAGGTTTATCATCTAAAACAGTTAGTAAATTAACTGAATCACAAATTGATGTATTACATTTAAAATTAGTAGGTGAACAAGTTACTGAAGTTCCTTCTAAAACAACTTATAAAGTTGGTCCTAAAGGTGGAAGTCTACCCCCAAATCAAAAAGGGTATTCTGTTAGACAAGACCCAAACACAAAAGAGGTTATTGCAACAGCGGCTGAAGGCGAACTTGGAGAAGATGATGATTTTGATTTAGATGCCGACCAAGCATATACAGGTCAACAAGGTTCTCATGATGAATATCAGGCTTCTGATGACGGAATGGATGATGATACATCACCTGAAAATCACGATAGTAAAATGATTGGTATGTCTGAGGAGAAAGATAACAAACTAAACCCTTGGGCAATTTGTCATTCACAAGTTGGTCCAAAAAAATCAAGAAAATGGGAAAGATGTGTTAGAGAAGTAAAAAAACAATTGAAAGAAGGAAAAAATCCTGTATCTTTGTTTTTGGAAACTCAAATAGAAAAAATCGTGGAAAAACATATACCCCCAAGAATTACAAAAGGTGATTTGTTAAAAGTTATCTCAGAATCAGCTAAAGGTGGTGAATCTTCAAAACCTGCAATAGCACCTACTTATCCAAAACCTGGTCCTGCAAAAAAAGGTGAAACTAAAGAACAGGCAACGGCACCAGCACCTGCGAAACCAACAACAAAACCAAGTACTAGACCAAATACTACCCCAAAAGAAAAACCATTTAATCCAGGAAAAAATCCTGCACCAGCGGTTAAACCAGCTCCAAAGGCAGGTAAAGTTAATCCTGAGACGGCGAAAGAAAAAGTGATTGATGTAATAATGAAAATTTTAGAAAAATAATATATGAGAAAGAAATTTAATGAACAAATAGATTATGGGAACACACCTGAAAGAATGGACCCAAACTTAGAAAGAAAGTTGGCAAGTCCTGAAGGACTTTATGCTACAAATCCTGCAATGACAAAAGGGGTTGAGGATGTTCAAAGAATGGTTAGTACAAGATTTCAAAAAGTTGCTGATAAATTAAGACAAGTAACTGGTATTCAAGACCTTAGCTCTAAACAAGTTCAAGGTATGGTTTACCAAGAAATGATGAGAAAACTTCCTAATATTATGAGTATTGAAAGTGCTAATAGGGATGAACTTATTGAGTTGGCGAAAGAAGCATCTTTAGATGAAGCCGAGGTTCCTTCAGATTGGTATCAAATTGAGGCTACTTTAGGTATGCCAGATGCTGGTAATTTTAGATTTGAACCTGAAGACGAGGAAGAAGAAGACGACGAGGATAAACAACCTGGTATCCCTTCATTTGATATTGAAGACTTAACAGATGAAGAAATTTTAGAGTTAGAAAAACATAAAAGAAATATTATTAACGCCATTATTCAGGGAGCTGCAAAAAAAGGACATTACCTTTTCCAAAAACCTGAAGTTAAAGCAAGATTGGATGCAATTGACCCATCTCTTTATGCTGATTATTTAGGTATCATGGCAATTAATGATTTCATGTATTTCAGTATGGAACAAATGATTGAAATGATGAGTCAAACAGGTCAAGGTGTTGCAGGTAAAGTAGAATTAGGTGATGCAGATGAAGAAGACGGTGAAGACGGTGAATCACAACCCGATACAAAAATAATGGCGACAGGTCTTATTTTCCCAATTCTTTGCCATGAAATTATTAAAGGATTAGAAGAAGCCAAGGCACGACACGGATATCCTAAAGACCAAAAATTAGCTAATAAAGTTTTAAGTCAAACGGACATTTTAAGTAACGAACCAATGCAATTAAGAATTGGACCTGAAATAGTTGAGAGAATTAGATTTGCGTTACCGAATGAAATATTTGACTCAAATAACAAAGGGTTGATAAATTGGTTCCATATTCTATTATATCAAATAGACGCTCAGGAATTTTTAAAGGTAATTGGTAATGCAATTTCTGACGATAAATCAAAAGTTAAAATAGCGACTAACAGATTTAAAGAAATTGTTAAAGAAGCCATGGTGATGAAACAAGAGTTTGACGATTATAAAGAAGAACAAGGTGTTGATTCAGATAGCGATGGTAATGATGATGATGATGATGACATGTTAGACGACTTTTTAAGTGACCTAGGAATACCTAGAGCCCCAAGAAATTAATGTGTGAATAGAGAACAATTAATAATTGAAGTTACGAAGTGTATGAGGAATACTCCTTATGCTCTTCGTACTTACTTACAAACATACGATAATACCGTATCCAAATATGTCCCACTGGACTTATTCCCCGACCAAGTTAGTTTAATAGAAGATTACGATAAATACAATGAAAACATTGCATTAAAATATCGTCAGGCAGGTGTGTCTACAGTTACCGCTGCTTGGATATCTAAAAAATTGGTATTTGCCAAAAAGAACAAACCTGAAAAAATCCTTATTATTGCCAACAAGTTAGATACCTCAATGGAGATGGCTAACAAGGTTAGAGGGTTTACCGAACAATGGCCTGCATGGGTTGGTGTTACGTTTTCAAAAGAAAAGAATTCCCAAAGACATTTTAAACTTAGTAATGACTGTGAAGTAAAAGCAGTTGCAACGTCAAAGGATGCTTTGAGGGGTTATACCCCTACCATTCTTGTGTTTGACGAGGCGGCTTTTATTGAAGCAGATTCAGATTTTTGGTCTGCGTGTATGGCATCCCTATCTACAGGGGGTAAAGTTATTGTGGTTTCTACTCCAAACGGATATGACCCAATTTACTATGAAATCTACGACCAGTCATTAAGAAATATGAACGACTTCAAAATATCTGAGATGTTTTGGTATCGTGACCCAAGATATACAAAAGATTTGTATATGGTTAAAACTAATGACTTAGTTCATTTTTTATTAAATAGAGAAGAATATACTGATAAGGACATTATTAACTTGTCAATGGAAAATCCATATGATAGAGACCATTCTGTTGTAACTGATTACATTAGTCAGGGTTATAAACCATGTTCATCATGGTTTGAAAGTATGGTTAAGAAGTTAAAGTTTGACCGAAGAAAAGTTGCTCAGGAATTAGAATGTAATTTCTTGGGTTCAGGTGATAACGTATTTGAATCTGAATTAATGCAAGGTATTGCTAAAAATACTTTACGTGAACCCCAAGCTAAACTTATGGGTGGTTCATTATGGATATTTAAAGAACCTGTAAACGGTCACAAATACGTTATGGGTGTGGATGTATCTCGTGGTGATTCTGAAGACTTCTCGTGTATCCAAATCATTGATTTTGATGAAAGAGAACAGGTGTTAGAATATGTCGCCAAAATTCCACCAGATGTATTGGCGGAAATAGCGTATAAATGGGGTACAATGTATAATGCTTACTGTGTAATTGATATCACAGGTGGTATGGGTATTTCTACTGCAAGAAAATTACAAGAACTAAACTATCAAGGTGGTTTATATGTTGATAACGTTGATACAAGTAATAAGTGGAAATGGGACCCAAAGATTAACGAAAAAATTCCTGGTATTAATTTTAATTCTAAAAGGGTTCAGATTATTGCGGCATTTGAAGAAGGTGTTAGACATGGATTTAAAGTATATTCAAATAGATTATACAATGAAATGAATACGTTTATTTATATTAATGGAAGACCTGACCACCAAAAAGGACATCATGATGACTGTATTATGGGTGTTTCTATGGCATTGTATGTTGCAGAAAAATCATTTCAATCTTTAGAGAAAGTAACTAATCATACTAAGGCGATGATTAACTCATGGGCAACCACGGTTAATGAAAATAAAAACTCTTCAGACTTCTTTAATCCTATGGTTCCACAAATGGGTAGAGGTAATGGTATGAATAATCAAGGTGAAGCCACCAAGGCTGATTACCAAAAATATGGGTGGTTATTTGGTTCGCATTAACTATTTATATTATCAAGGTAATTAGTAAATTTAAACTATGAGTGATAATAATTTAACGGTATGGCAGAGGTTGTCCAAAACATTTGGACCAAACTCTTTATTAAAACAAGATTATCCAACTTTTAAGTTTGATAAGAAAGAACTTTTGCGTACTCCAAATCGTGATGATTACGAAAGAGAAAAACTTCAAGCACAACAAACATTTTATTTAACAAATCAATGGGCTAAAGTTGAAAACAATTTATACTCTCAAGCGATTTATTATGAACCATCAAGATTATCCGCTCAGTATGATTATGAATCAATGGAGTATACTCCTGAGATTTCAGCAGCATTAGACATTTATTCTGAAGAATCTACAACAACAAACGAAGATGGTTTTATTCTTCAAATTTACTCAGAATCAAAACGTATTAAATCAGTATTAGCTGATTTATTTAATAACAACTTAGATATTAACACCAACTTACCAATGTGGACAAGAAACACTTGTAAGTATGGTGATAACTTTGTTTACCTTAAATTAGACCCTGAAAAAGGTATTGTTGGTTGTCAACAATTACCGACAATTGAAATTGAACGTCATGAGGTTGGAGTTAGTGCAAAAATTACTGTTGATATTACACAAGAAAAAGAAGAAAATAAAAAAGCTCTTCATTTTACTTGGAAAAATAGAAACATGGAATTCCAATCATGGGAGATTGCTCACTTTAGATTATTAGGTGATGATAGAAAACTTCCTTATGGTACATCTATGTTAGAAAAGGCAAGACGTATTTGGAAACAATTATTGTTATCTGAAGATGCGATGTTAATATATCGTACATCACGTGCGCCTGAAAGAAGAATGTTTAAAGTATTCGTTGGAAACATGAATGATGATGACGTTGAAGCATATGTAAACCGTGTTGCCAATAAGTTTAAAAGAGAACAAGTTGTGGATGCTAAGACAGGAAACGTGGATATGAGATTCAACCAAATGGCGGTTGACCAAGATTATTTTATTCCTGTTCGTGACCCTGCGGCGCCAGACCCAATTACAACATTACCTGGTGCGACAAACTTATCTGAGATTGCCGATATTGAATATATTCAAAAGAAATTATTAACAGCTCTTCGTGTTCCTAAAGCGTTTTTAGGGTTTGAAGAGGTTGTAGGTGATGGTAAAAACTTATCATTACAAGATATCCGTTTTGCTCGTACAATCAACAGAATTCAAAAAAGTATGATTGCGGAGTTAAACAAAATTGCAATCGTTCATTTATTTTTACTAGGATTTGAAGACGAATTACAGAACTTCACATTAGGTTTATCTAACCCATCTACACAAGCAGATTTATTAAAAATTGACGTTTGGAAAGAAAAAGTTTTATTATATAAAGATTTAGTTGCAGACCCAGGAAACGGTATCCAACCTACATCATCAACATGGGCTAAGAAACATATCTTTGGATGGTCTGATGAAGAGATTAGATTGGATTTACAACAACAAAGAATTGAAAGAGCGGTTGGTGAAGAACTTAAAGCAACTCCTACCGTTATTACCAAAACAGGTTTATTTGATAACATTGACAAATTATACGGTAACACTACAGGTGGCACCGCGACAGCTGCAGCAACAACTACAGGTGGTGAAGAATCACTTGGTGGTGGAGGAGGTTTTGAAACCGCACCGCCACCAGCAGGAGGTGAAGAGGTTGCACCTCCACCGCCAGCAGAAGGAGGAGCACCTGAAGGTGGAGAAGCTGCTGTTACACCAGAATCAAGAATGAAAAATATGAATTTGTTGATAGAAAGTAATCTATTAGAAGGGTCAACATTTTTAGATTTAGGTCAAGGACAAGATTCTTTAGGAGAAATTTCAAAAGAATTGGATAAGTTACTAAATTCCTAATATTTATATTGAAAACGCACTGTAATGACTTTCGGAAAAATCAAATCCATAATTGAAAACAATCTTATTGAATCCTACAAAGATGAAAAGGAATTCAAGAAATCGTTAAAAGAATTCAAACATAATGTTTTGAATAACAAAACTATGTCTAAATTGTATTCTTTATACGAGCAATTGAGTACACCTCAAGGACTAAACGAATCTGACGCTAAAGACTTTTTAGAAGAAGGTATTAGTTTAATTCAACAATTACTGCCAAGTATTAAATTACCAAGAACTCTATCAGAAAATGTTAAAAACAAATATTCTGATATTGACGCTCTTGTCTATACAAATAAACTGAATTTGTTAGAAAGAGTAAATTCCAAAAAGAACATTACAAGTGTGTTAACGTCAACAAATAGTGTGGTTAAAGAATCAATTAACATTCCGTTGAAATCAATGGTTAGTATTGCAAACCAAACATTAAACAAATATGTTGAGACTCTTGACGAGTCATCTAAGAAAGAATTTTTACAATTAATTTCAGAAGATACAAAATCTCTTGAAGATAAGTTTGAGACTATTCGCGAAAGTGCAATTAACAAACTTAATGTTATTTTGGAAAAAGAAGAGGAGTTTGAGTTAAAGACAAAATTGTCTGAAACCATAGATAGGTTAAAAATTGAAAAATTTGACCAATTAAATTTCCTTAAGTTAAAGAACTTAGAAGAATCAATCTAACGAATTTTTTACTTTTTGAACATACGACGCTTTCAATATCTGAGCTCGCCTTATAACTGATTTTTTAACAAATTGTTTTCTTTCAAATAGAATTTGATTTTGTTTAGTCTTGATAACCTTAGATTTTAAAGTTTTCAAGGCTTTTTCTATTCCGTCTTTTTTTACTTCTACTATTAGCATATTATTACAAATATCGTAATTTACTGAAAAATTTTTGACAATGACTATATTTTGTGTTATTTTTTAACAAACAAATAAACATTGACATCAATGAAATTTAATGAAAAAAGGAAAAAGTGTAAAGTTAAATCTATTCAGTCCGATAAAATCGGTATATGGTACTGTAGATTCTAAAAATTTAAAATCATTATATATAAACATTCAATCATGGGTCTCCCCCAAATTTGACCACGACAATTGGAATAGGGTCGTGTGTAATTTAAACCGAGAAATCAAACATTCAGTATTTAATTCAATTGATACAAGTCTTTTTAAAGAAAATAGTATTGTTGATTTGGATTTAAGAACAAGTGGGATATCCCACGGAAAAAAATCGTTTTTTAATTTAGAGGTTAATTTATATACCAATCAAGAATTTGATTTTAAATCAATTGAACTAAAAGAATCAGTTAAAAAAATAGTAAGAAGTATAGTCAGGGATAATGTTATTGAAAACAAATACTTTGATTTTTCAATTTCAAAAAGTAAATAAAGTCAATAAAGAACTCTTTTGATATATTTATCTTAAAAACTATTAATGAAACAATTAAGAATTTTAGAAGCAAGTGAAGTCGGTCATGGTATATTGATTGAGACGGATGCGGGTTGGGTTTCCCCAAAAGACATTCGTAATTCAGAAATGTTAAAGGAAGCCGCTAACTTAGATTATAGAAACCCATTTGAGTTTTATGCTGTATTACAAAAGTATGATACTCCAAATAGAAACGGAAGATTTTATCCTGAAAGGATATTAAAAAGAGAAGCTGAGAACTATAAGAAGGCAATTGCCAAAGGTTTATCAACGTCAGAACTTAACCACCCTGAATCATCTTTAATAGATTTAGACAGAGTGGCTCATATCATTACTGATATATGGTGGGATGGAAATATTTTAATGGGTAAACTTAAATTGTTAACATCACCAGGATTTCATGAAAGAGGTATTGTGTCAACTAAAGGTGACCAAGCAGCTAACTTAATGAGACAAGGTGTTACAATGGGAGTATCTTCAAGAGGAGTAGGTTCCTTAAAAAAAGTTGGGGAAAGAAATGAAGTACAAGAAGATTTTGAGTTAATTTGTTTTGACTTAGTATCTTCACCATCTACACCAGGAGCTTATTTGTTTAGTAATCCTGACGACAGACAAAAGTATGATGAGAACTTAGAAGAAGAAAAAAGACATAAAACACCAGAAAATTCAGAATTCCAATCCAAAGGAGTTGACTTAATGAAAAAATTAACCGATTATTTGGGAAAATAAAATTAATTATGGAAGAAAAATTTTTTGTAGCAAAAGTTCAGTACGATTTACCTGATGAAAACAGTGGTAAAATTAAAAAAATCAGAGAAGAAAAACTTGTAAAAGGATATTCTGTTACCGATGTAGAAGCAAAGGTTACAGCAAAGTATGAAGGGTTTACTCATGATTGGAGAATAACTTCAGTATCTGAAAGTAAAATAGATGAAGTAATTGAATAATTGATTTACTATCAAATTATTAAAGTGGTCACAATTTGTGACCACTTTTTTTTTGCTCGGGCATATTTATATGTGGGTATTATATCCATAAACATCAAAAAATAAAAGATATATCATTCAGAAATGATATTTTTTGTTTTTTGGTAATATTTATTAGATAAAATAAATAGATTTTCTATATGAAAGAAAACAAATTAGTTCAAGAGGCTCTTATTCAGATGAAACAAGTTGAAGAAGCAATAGCCGAAAATGCAAAAGGAATACTTGCTTCTACTATGAAGGAAGAAATCAATCAATTAGTAAAAGAATCTCTTTCTGAGCAATCTGACGAAGATGAGGTTGAATTAGATGTTGACATGGATATGTCAGCTGATAATGATGAAGTAGACATGGACATGGATATTGATTCAGATGATTCTGATGATATGGAAATGGACTTTGATATGGATTCAGACGAAACTCCAATTGATTTAACTGACGCTTCTGACGAAGAAATTTTGAAAGTATTCAAAGCGATGGGTGAAGATGACGGAATCATTGTTAAAAAAGACGGTGATAATGTTCATTTAACTGACGATAGCGCTGATGTAGAATATCTTGTTAAGCTTGGTGAATCTGAAGATGATATGATGGAAGATGATATGATGTCTGATGACATGATGGAAGATGACATGATGGCGGATGATGGAGAGTTTGATGAGTCTGTTAATGATGTTATTGACGCTATTTTTAGTGGAGATATGTCAGATGTAGATTCTGAAGATATGTCTGATGACGAAGAAGTTGTTTACGAAATCACATTAGATGATGATTCTGAAATGATGGAAGACGACATGGAAGATTCTGAAATGATGGAAGACGACATGGAAGATTCTGAAATGATGGAAGACGACATGGAAGATTCTGAAATGATGGAATATGATATGGAAGATGACAACATGATGGAATCTAAAAACACAATTAAACCTAAAGGTGTTGGTATGGGTAAACCTAAATTTGATTACAAGAAAACAACAGGTGGATTTAAAGAAGACATGAAACAAGGTCCTAAATCTGTTGGTACAGGTAAAGCAAAATTTGATTACAAAAAAGGTGCTAACATGGAAGGTAAGTCTAAAGTTGTTAAAGCTGAAACTAAAGAAGGCGATTACGGAATGAATAAGGGTGATAAATCTAAAACCATGAAAGGTAAAGAAGATTACACTACTAAAAAAGGTATGACAAATTCTAAAGGAGAAAAAGCGTTTGAAAAAGAAGAAACCAAAGAAGCTGCTAGAACATATGGCATGGGGTCTAAAGAAGGTAGAGGTTTAAGAAAAGGTATCACTCCAAACAGAAACTATGTTTATGGTAAGAATGGTGTTAAAACTGAATCTACTCAAGAAGAAGTTAGAATGTTGAGAGAAAAAAATGAAGAGTACAGAAAAGCATTAAATGTTTTTAGAGAAAAACTTAATGAAGTTGCAATCTTCAATTCAAACTTAGCTTACGCTACAAGATTGTTTACAGAACACTCAACTACTAAGAAAGAAAAAATAAACATCCTAAGAAGATTTGACGATGTTGAAACTTTAAAAGAATCTAAAAATCTTTATAGGTCAATCAAAGACGAATTATCTAAGGTAGAAACAAAATCAATTAATGAATCAGTAGGTGCAAAATTAAATAAAACAGTTACTACAGGTTCATCAACAACTCTAATTGAATCAAAAACTTATGAAAATCCTCAGTTCTTAAGAATGAAAGATTTAATGGGTAAATTAGGGTAAAAATAAAATTAAAATAAACTAAAAACAAAAACAAATACTAAAATGGGAGCATTATTAGAATCAGGTCTTGTTGGTAATATCGGTTTAAAACACCTTAAAGTTATCAAAGAAGACACAATCAACAAATGGGACAAATTAGGCTTTTTAGAAGGTCTTAAAGGTCACATGAGAGAAAACGTAGCTCAATTATACGAAAACCAAGCATCATTTTTAATTAATGAAGCATCATCTACATCTGATACAGGTGCATTTGAAACAGTGGTTTTCCCAATTGTTAGACGTGTATTCTCTAAATTATTAGCAAACGACATCGTTTCAGTACAAGCAATGAACTTACCAATCGGTAAATTATTCTACTTTGTACCTAACATTCAGGCGTACACTGACAATTCAACATCAACTAATGGTATTCACCGTAAACCTTACGGAGCACCTGGATACGATAACGCAATTGATGGTGGTTCACCAAACAGTGGTTACGACTACAACAACACTAAAGACCTTTACGATAGATTCTATGAAGGTAACGAACCAGCATTAGACCCACCAGGTTTATTTGACTATTCTAAAGGACAATTCTCTGCAATCACTGCGGAAGTTGGTACTGTAGCTTGGTTAGCTGACGCATTAGTTCCTTCAGCTTATACTGAATCTGATTACAGAAAAGTGTTAATCGTTATGTCAGGTTTCGCACCAAGTGGAGCTGGTAAATTAATCGGTCCTGATGGTCAACCAATGGATAACGAAGCTTTCTTATCTGATTTAACAGTTTATGGTGTTGCGGGTAACGTTTACACTTCGGCAAACACAACTAACCCTTACTTATTTAGAGTTGTAACTCAAAGATATGGTAAAGGTATTGTACAATATGGTAATAACAACTCTACGTTAGTATTCCCTAACAGTAAAACTGACGGTGGTCAATATGACGACTTATGTGATGCTGAAGGTAAAATCTACTTAGAAGTTGATTTACAAGTACCAGTATGTATTACTTGTGGTGGTTCTATGGACGGTTACACAGGTTCAACATTCTCATCATCTACTGCAGCAGATAACGCATTTACAGCTACTTACAGAATCTACAAAAACTTAGAATTTGAAGATAGAATCGGTGAGGTATCGTTTGACCTTATGTCAGTAACAGTTTCTGTAACTGAAAGAAAATTAAGAGCTCAATGGTCTCCAGAAATGGCACAAGACGTTGCAGCGTTCCACAACATTGATGCTGAAGCTGAATTAACAGCTTTATTATCTGAGCAAGTTGCGGCTGAAATCGACCGTGAAATCTTAAGAGATTTACGTAAAGGTGCAGCTTGGAACTTAAGATGGGACTACAATGGTTGGAAGCGTCTGGGTTCAAGTGCAGTTCCTTATACTCAAAAAGATTGGAACCAAACTTTAATCACAGCAATCAACCAAATTTCAGCACAAATCCACAAATCTACATTAAGAGGTGGAGCAAACTGGATTGTTGTTTCTTCTGAAATCAGTGCAATCTTTGATGACTTGGAATATTTCCACGTATCAAACGCGGCTCCTGAGCAAGACCAATACAACATGGGTATTGAAAGAGTTGGTACATTAGCAGGTCGTTACCAAGTTTACCGTGACCCTTACTTCCCACCAAACCAAGTGTTAATGGGACACAAAGGAACATCATTGTTAGACACAGGTTACATCTACGCACCGTACGTACCTCTACAATTAACTCCTACAATGTACAATCCGTTTAACTTTACACCAATCAAAGGTATCATGACTAGATACGCTAAGAAGATGGTAAATAACAGGTTCTATGGCAGGATTACAGTAGATGGTGTTAGAACATTTGATTTAAGAGAGTTGAGATAATCTATTCTTTTACAAATACACTAAAAGGAGACAAGAAATTGTCTCCTTTTTTTTTTATTAAAAAAAAAACAATTGATTTTTTGGTAGAATGGATTATATTTATATATACATGAAAAAATATATTCCATCCGAAGAAGAAATTAACATTATACTTAAAATGTATAATGAGGATTTAATTGGGAGTCAAACAATCTCAGAAAAAGTAGGATTAAATAAACAACAGGTTATAAGAATACTTAAAGAAAATGGTGTTAAATTAGGACCATCAGGTAGGCGGTTTATTGGTGGTAGAGAAGTTGCGATAAAAAAACACGAATCAAAACCTGAAACGAAAGAACGTAAAAGAAAAAATTACGATAAATGGTATGAACAAAATAAAGAACATCGTAAAGAATATCTTAAAGAATACCGTGAAAAAAATTTGGATAAAATTCGTAAAACTAAGCGTGATTACGAAAGAAATCGTAAAGATACTGACCCCGCCTATAAACTTATTGCCAATTTCAGAACTGCGATATATCAGGTATTAAAGGAGAATAATGTAGAAAAGAATAAACATTACTTTGATATTCTACAATACACTCCTGAAGAATTAATTTCACATTTAGAGAAACAATTTACGGATGGTATGACATGGGATAATTATGGTGAGTGGCATGTTGACCATAGAATGCCAATATCATCTTTTAATTTTGAATCTGTTGACGATGATAGTTTTATCAAATGCTGGTCGTTAGACAACTTACAACCTATGTGGGGTAAAGAAAACATAGTGAAAAGTAATAATATCATTTATTAATTTTCAAATCATTATATATTTATTTTTAGATTTTAGTTTATCAGTCCCCAGCCCTAACAAGCTGTTGAGTATTCACGGACACGAAGGTATTGGTAACATAGTCATTAACTATTATAAAATTAAAGAAAATGTATTACACAACAACTAGCGTGAGCAAACCGACTGCGCACATCACAAAGAAAAAGTCGCGTCTTAAAGTCTACAATGGTCATGTCGTATTTCTTAACGACAAAGACAATTTTGAATTTGAAATTCATAATCCAACACAAAAATCTGTTCTCTGTAAAATCAAACTAAATGGTGAGTACATCTCAACAAGTGGTATTATTATTAGACCAGGTCAGAGAGTGTTTTTAGAACGTTTCCTTGACACTAACAACAAGTTTGAGTTCAGTACCTACGAAGTAAAAGATACGTCGGCAAACAGGACGGCAATTGATTTAAACGGAGATGTAAGGATTGAGTTCTATAATGAACAAACATATAATCAATATCCTCATTTATCAGGTGGAAATTGGGCAAGTGGGTGGTCAACAATAAACACGGGTTCACCGTATTATGGTAATATGACATTTACAACATCAAATTCTGCTCCAACGGCACATTATACTCATTATACTAACACATCATCTGTTAGTAACACTATTGAAACAGGTAGGGTTGAAAAGGGTCAAAAATCAAAACAACAATTCACCAATTCTTATCAAAATTTTGAATACAACGTATCTCATCAAATTAGTTTAAAAATATTACCATTAGGTACTAAAAATAAAACTACAGATGACATTAAACATTATTGTACCGAGTGTGGTATTAAGACAAAATCAAAATATAAATTTTGTCCGTCTTGCGGAAATAAGTTATAAATAAAAAGGAGTCCCGTGAGACTCCTTTTTTTATTTTAGTGTTCTAAGTGATTTTGAAACAATCTCAGATTCAGTTAAAGAATATAAACCATTTTTATAAGCCATCTGAACCGCTCTAATTAACATAAATTTTGCTTGTTCTTCGGTTAAATTATCAATTAAATTATTAATATCTTCAGGTTTATAAATTGCAACATCTTCAAAAAGAAGTGCGATTGGTTGTTTTTCTTTTTCCATAATGTATTCTCAATATATTTATAGTTAAGTATATGAAAAGAAATAGAATTAGTGAAGCCACAGGTGCAGGAAATGCAGGAGCATTTAAAGTACCAATAGTTTTATCTCCACAACCGTGGAAAGAAAATCAAATTGCTCCATTTACAGATTCTGTATATAGCTACGATAATGCCGAATTAGCTTATGAAGAGGCTGACGGTGATTTTAAAGAAACACCTGAAGAACGTGCTCGTATTGAAAAAAGAACTGATAGAATATCTCAGGTAGATGCTTATTTGAAAAGTTTTTATACTGGACAAAATGACGAAGACGGAAGTGTTCTCGGTGACATTGAAGACCCCGAAAAAATTATACAACAAGCGGTTGGACCACTTAAAGAAGATTTGGCGGTTTGGTTTGGAACAAAGAAAAAACCAAAAGGTAGTAAACAGCCTAGTGGACCTTGGGTTAACATTTGTAGAAAAAAAGAAGGTGGAGGACATCCACCGTGTGGTAGACCTGAAGCAGATTCTAAAGGTTATCCTAAGTGTAGAGCTGCGGGTGTTGCTTCCAAAATGACAGATGCTCAAAAAAAATCAGCATGTTCTCAAAAAAGAAGAGAAGAAAAAAAAGACCCTAAAATTGGTAAAGGTAACAAACCAACTATGGTGTCATACAAACCTAGAAATGAATCGTTAAGAGATACTATTACAACAATACTTAACGAGTATAAAAAATCTAATTAATTGTATCTACATTAATTATTGTATCCCTTTTTTCAGGAACAATTAATGTTTTCTTTGGTTTTATAACGGTAATGTTTTTAGGAGTGTCGTTAATTTTAACAATAGGTCTATCAACATAAATTGTATCGTGAACAATTTCTTTTTCAAATTGGGGTTCATTAACATAAGTTTCAACTTTATCTTTTTTAAATTTTGGGGAGAGAGCAATAAAAATATTATATCCAATTAAAAATAACAAAGAGGTTACCGATATAAGAATAATTAATCCCAAATAAAATGTTTGTTTAAAAGAATTATTTTTCATTGGATATTTTGTAAAATGTTTTGAAGAGAATGTTTAATGTTTGATGTAATTTCTTTTTCAAACTCTTCTCTACGTTTTTCAACCTCAGTATCAAATGTAAGGATAATATTATCCCATGGTTTTTGGTCTAAAAATACCATATAAGAATACACATGGTTAATTACTTTAACATTATGACCTTCAAGAATTACAAATATTTGCAATTCTTCATTCCTAATATATCGTTTGTTTGAAATTGGTGTGAGTAAAAGTATTGTATCTTCTTTATGAATTAATTTTTTACAGATGGCGATACAGTCTTTTTCGTATTCAGATTTCTCAATGCGAGGAGTTGTCATTTTAACTAATGAAATATACCATTTCTGAATTAGTCGTCTTAGTTTGTGTGAATATGAGTTCATTCTTGGGTAATTACTATTTACCAACAAATATAATCAAAAAATTTTAATAAGAAAAACGTATTTTAAAATTTAACAGTAAGCTCCTGAACAATGTTTTTTACCGTCTAATCCTTTGATTTTTCCTTTACATACTTGTACTGCATAACCATTCGCATATGCTGAAGGGTAAACTTTAAATTTTGATTTTGCCGCGGATTTACCTCTAGCACATAAAGGTGTACCTGTTTTTTTTCTACCTTCATTCATTTCTTCAAAATCAACATATTGAGATTCCTTATCCATTTCATTTTTTAAAAAATCAAATACTTGGTCCATATTTGTTTTTGCAACTGAAATGTGGTCATCAGCCCAATCATGACCATTTTGAATAATATCATCAATCATATTTGGGTCCATTTTCATTATCATTTCAATTTGTCTTTTCATTTGTTTTAAATTAGAAAAGAGCATATAGTTTGCATTTTCAACTTCTTGTTCAGATAGTACTCTTTTAACTAATCTTGTGATATCTGATTCTGTTAATTTAACTGTTTTCATTATATTGTAGGATAATTTTGTTTTTTATTTACTATGTTAAAGGTTAATTGTTTCTTATAAGTATCTTTCTGACCTGAAGTATTCACTTGAATATCAACATAATATTGATTAGGAATTTTATCTCTCATATCAAACATAAAATAATATTCATTTGGTGTTCTGTTAATTGGAGTCCAATCCTGAACTAATACTTCAGTTGTTCCTTCTCTAACATAAACTCTATAGAATGCTGACACGTCTTGTAATAAAACTTGACCCGTATATGCCTTTTTAATTGTAACACCAACTTTTCTAATGTCTGAATTTAATATTTTTTCATCTTGTAAAATACCGTAAAAATCAAATCCGTAGATACTAGGTTCTTTTGAAGTTGAACCTATTTGAATACCTGCATTATATTGTTGTAATGTAAATTGATTTGTTACGTTTGGTAATGGTTGTCCATTAATTGTTAACCCCGACCATATATCATAATACTGACATGGTGTTGGTGAACCTGAAAATCCATTAGGAACAACTACCTCGTAGATTCCTTTTGTTCTTAAACAAGTTGATAATGTTGCCATACCCGCAACCGCATCACCGTTTCGGTCTTCAATCCTAACTACAGGGTCTGAATCTAAATTAACGTAATCACCATTTTGATAAACATATAAATAAAGTTTGTTTTCCTGACTCTTTAAAAATAAATTTCTATTGTCTTCAACTAAATCATCGTACGTTGTTTGAAGGAATGGTTGATAAAATGTTTGAGTATGTCTTGAAAAGAATGCAACACTATAACTGTCAGTTAAACCTGTAATGTTTTCAATTTGTGGTAGATATGCAACACCCCAACCTGTAATACCAGTGATAGTACCATTTAATACACCATTTATCTCATTGGTCATATCCATATTGATATTTTCATTTCCAAGTTCAAAATGTTGTCTTGCAACTATGGTTAAACCTGAATAATTTACGGTACCTTCATTTTTGTTATTATAAACACCTGATTGAGACCATCCACTAATTGTAGTTGTTTGGTACCAATTTGAAGGTCTTGTTGAGAATGCTCTACTATCAACATAAGTTATTGGTGTAGAACCACCGTATGGGCTATTTTGGTTAATGTTAGAATCATTATAGTCAAATCCAACGCCTTCATCCCAAGGTTGTGGATTTCCTGTACTACCTGATGTCTTTGGTATTCTAAATAATATTAAATCAAAGGAAGTTGCTCTTCTTCTTTCATTTGACATAAATGTATTTAATAACTCATTGTCAAATGAGGATGTATTTGTCATACTAAGAACGTGAGTCATTCCTGTTGTACATCCCGTTGATATTACACCTGATGTAATATTTTCTCTTAATAGACCTAAATCTAAGTTAAACAGTAACCTACTATAACCATAATTTGGAACAATAAAATCAGATGCACCAAAATTCAATTCAATAATAGGGTTTCTACCCGTATTAACGTATGAATTTGATTGTATTGTATTATTCTTATCTACGTACGACCTTAAAATTGACATTAATTTTTATTTATAAATATCAATTAAGTCGGATATTGCTATTAAGAATTTTTGTATAGGCATTTTGAAGTTCAGTTAACATGTCAGTTATGTTTGAACCGTCTTGAGTAACGGGTACTGGAGGTAATCCAGGGTATGCGTGAGTATGAGTTGTAAGGAATCTAACAATCATATTAATTAATTCTAAAAGCTCCTCACCCCTAACTAAACTTGAGGTTTTTGGTAAAATTTCATCAACAAATTGGTCAAGATTAATTCCGTATAACGTATTATCAAAATTAATTTTACCTTTACCTGGTATTTGTGATTTATGTGATAACAAATATAGATAATCACTACCTAATGCACCATAAGTTGTTGGGTCTGCAAAATAACTTGATTGAGGTACCGTGGTTGATTTAAGATTGGTTGGAGTACCAACTTTACCTTGAACATAAATTAAACCGTATCCTGACACTCTTAACGCTGGTTTTAATTTTACTTGATTAAAAATTTCGCTGACATTTTTAAATGATGAGGTTGATTCTGCCGTGGTACCTGAACTTGAGGCAGAAGATTTCATATAGTTATATGTAATATTATTTGGTCTATAAAATATTGGGAATTTAACATTAGAATCCGTAAATAAAACAGTGCCTGATTTTGTCACATTTGACGAGTTACAAGTTTGTATGAAATTATTAATGACCGCAGCAACCTCAGCCTTTGATAATAAATTAAAACTTTCAGATGCAACTAATGATTTTAAATTTTCTTTAACAACACTATCAACAGTTAAGTTTTTTGAATTAGTTGATAAATCATTCTTTAATCTGTAAAGATATATAGACCCTGTGAATTTTTCTTGTGTATTTTCAGGATTTGTAATTGCCCATTCAATTAAATAATTAACAGAAACAACTTGTTCGTTAAGTTGTGTTATTACTTTATCAGGTTTTTTTAATTTTGATTCACTAAATCTTGATAATTGTAAAAAACCTCTTTGCGAATTGGCGACAGGAGGTACGTTTGGTTGAAGGGACAATCCTTTAAATTTACCCGCTCTAATTAATGTTTCGTTTTCTTTAACAATAACATCAGCACTACCACGACCTAAGATTCCATTATCACCTGGCTCAGGAAAAACTCCTTTATGTACAGCAGAATCTGTGTAAGTACCATCTTGGTTTTTTAATGGTTTTGATGATTTGTATTGCATACCAACACCTGTATATTTGTTGGCACCTTGATTATATTCAAAATTAGTTGCGGTTGGGCTTGAAAAATTACTTTGTATATAGTACTGATTTTGAAATTTAAAATCTTTGTTTAAATAAACTAATTGAATTAATTCTTCTACTTTTGGTACTTGATAAATAAAGTATGGCATAAGAGGAGTAAAGACAAAAGGGTCTCTTGAAGTCCAAGGGTCTTTCTCTTCATTCCAAGGTGGGTTTTTGATTGATTTAATAATATCATCATAACTACCCATATCAGATGGTGGATTTTGAAATCGGGCTCTAACTCTACCTAACATCATTGGGTCTTCGTTGTTAATAACAACCGCTTGATAAAATAATGTATTATTTTCCATTATGTTCTAGACTGATATTCTTCTAATGATTTATTATATAATTCTTCAACTTTATCCAAATACAAAGTTAGTCCAATTATATTATTTTTTGTTAAATCAAAATCAGTGGTTAGTTTATCCATGATTTCAATTAACTTAGTGTTAGGTAGATTTTTTAAATCACCTAATTCTTTTACTATATTTTCAAATTCTTCTTTAACCATATTATCTTTTTTTACCATACACGTCACATGGTCCGCCAGCGAATGGAGGAACAATTGTCATACCTTCAATTTTACCATTTTCAGCCTCTTCTTTATCAGCACCTTTATGTGTCATTAAATTATATACTCCCATTAAATTAGGTGAACCATCAGGTAAAGTCCCTGTTGGAATACCAACAGATTGTAATAATTCAATGGTATTTATTGTAGACCTTTCTGGTGATGTTCCTGGTAAAAACTGAGTTAAGAATAATAATGGCATTGGGATTCTTCCATTTGGTCTACCAAATATTGTTTTTAATAATAATAAAATATTGGCAATTAGTGATTTACATCTTCTATAATCATCAATTAATTGAGATAATATTAAAAGAATCTGAACTAACCTTAATATAATTGCATATTTTTTTAATAATGCAGATTTTGAGATATCCACAATTACTGAACTAATCAAATTTAAAATATCTCTTTTTAATATTTCATATAATGTTTCTAGAAAAATTGCACCTATTCTTGATACTAATTGGATGTTAAAACTTTTAAATACTTTTAAAAAATCGACTCCGTTATTAATAATGTTATCTACCCCACCAAGAGTTGTATTACCTGATTGAATTATAGTGTTTACAGATGTAACTGCTTGATTATATGTGTTTCTTGCTTGACCTTCAACAACTTGTAATAAAATAAAAATTGGAAATAATACCTTTGGACTTAATACTGCTGATGCAACCGCTAAAGGGATTTGTTTAATAATTTCTTTATTAACCGCAACCTCAAGATTAAAATTTGTTGGTAAAAATGCTTGCCAATCAGGATTTTGGTATAATGTATCTAAAACATTACCAATACTTTTTACTTGTTGTTCAGGTGTTTGGTCATCAACAGTATCTCTAAATTTAATTAACTCATCAATTAATGTTTCAACATCAACAGGTAATTTAACATTATCACAATCTTCAAATTCCATAACACCATTTTGAATATTAGCTATTCTAACTTCAATATTTCTTAAATCAACTTCAGTTAATTCAAAAAATGTGTCGTCAACACCATCTAATTCCGCTACTTTTGAAACACCGCTAACATCAATCTCTCTTCTATTATCAAAACAAAGACCTAATATTCTTTGAATAATTAAAGAAAACTGTGTTCCTTTTTCTACTTCTTGAGAACTTAAATTGGCTTTAATACTAATTGCGCCTGAAATTATATTTAAAAGTATTTCTGTGAAATTAACCGTATCAACTAATCTTATAGTTGAATAATAATCGGTTAAAAACTCACCTACTTTATTAATTTTTTCACCTGAAGTTACTCCTGATATTGTTAAAGTGTTTGCAGGCTTATCAATTAATGCAACTCTATAACAAGGTTGGTCAACATCATTTTGGTTTGTTTTACTATATACAAAATCAAATAAGTCTAAACCTGAAGTTCCTTGATAGTATTTACCAAACTCCTGTCTATATGACCTAGTTAGATTTGAATCATCCATTCTAAGATTTAATGTCTTATTCATTGGGAATGGAAGAGGTCCTGAGTAAGGTTTAAAAATTCCAGATTGAACATCTGGATTTCTTTTTTCAAATGAAATCTTACCTAATTTACTATCAACAGGATTTTTTAATAAATTTGCTAAGTCCAAAGATTGTACAGGTACGTATATACCATCACCTACTGGAAGAGTTGTTAAACGATTTATTTCTAAATTTGACTTATCATACCCTTTAAAGGTTTGTTCTTGTGAACAACCTAAAGCTTTTAACGCTTCTTCAGTTATTAGTTTTTGTATTTTTGGTTCTGATTTAACAACAACTTCTAAAAGTTTGGTTCTCAAAAATTTTATAGAACTTGAACCACTACCACTTGTAACATTTATTAATTGTAATAATTGGTCAAATGATGTTGGTTGGTCTCTTTGATACCTTTTTTGTTGATTTGAAATATTATCTAAAGAAGAATTTATTTTTGATGTTGCTTGGGCAAATGAGTTACCTGCAGATTTTTTTAAATCTTTGGTACCAGCCGAAATATCTTTATAAGATTTTATAGAGGCTATTTGACTTTTTGCGCTTTCAAAATCTGAATTTAAATCTGACATAATTATTTCATTTTATAAGTTTCTTCATCATTAGAAACATCCTTATCAATTAAATTTTGAATAAGGTCGTCATCTAAATCTGCAAGAGAAAAAGATTCATTATTATTGTTGTTAGATTTTTCCCAAATACTTGACTGTAACTTAGATAAGCTGATTTTTTTCTCAACACAATCGTTAACAATTTTTTGTTGTTTTTCAATTACAGGACCAATTGACATCATATCATTAGGGTCTTTCAACATTGAAAGCATTTTATTTTGAATCCTAATTGCGGTTTGTCTTTGTTCTACAAGTTCGTTGTAGATTTCCTGCATTAAAGACAGAATTGAATCTTTACTGAAATTAATTTCTTTACGTTGTGGTCTAGGCATATCTATAAATACTTTTTAATCAGTTTTCATTTTAGTTTGAATGAAAATGTATAACTTTTTAAATCTTTTCATTGAACTACGGATTTCTTTTGTACTTAAATTTGTCATTTCTCTTAATGCTAAGAGAATGACATTTTTGTTGAATTTATTATTATCCGCACCTGAAAAGATTGATTCGTAATTATCAAATAAATCTATTAATGCGTAACCTAATTTTTTTTCATTATCGTTTAAGTTTTCGTTATCAATAAAGTCTTTTAATTCTTTTAGATATTCTGTAATTACAATACTGGTATCAACTTGGTCTTCATCAATACGATACATCATGTCAGGTCTTTGTTCAATACTTTCCGACATATCTTCATATGATACTTTTCTATTAAGTTCTTTTTGGTCTTTTATTATTTGACCCATTAAGTAATTTTTACAAATAGTACCAAAATATGAATACGCTTTCTTTTCTTTTGACGGTTTGAACTTGTCAACCTTTGTCATTAAAAATGAATGAGTATCACAATGGATTTCATTAAAATCCATATCTTTACGATATAATTTGTATCTTCTAATAATAGACGATATCATCTTATCTAGAGGACCTCTTAAGTATTCGTTATATATTTTGTTCTTCTCTTCTGAAGTCTCTGCTAATAAAAAATTCCTTACCGCGGTCTCTTCCCTAACATCAAAATAATTTACATTTACCGTTTTCCTACCTCTTTTTTTAGATAAAACATCTTCTGTTGTTGCAGATAGAGTTTCTTGCATTATCCATTTTCTGATTGATATTTTATGACTCTGTCGTCAACAAAGAAGAATTCTTTTTTTGCGGTTTGAACCCAAAATTTAACTTCATCCTCTAACATTTTACTCTCACCAAATTTGTAGTTCCAAAAAATAGAACCCTCTCTCATATTAGTGTGTTTATACCCAAGTTTAGGTATTGTCATAATTGACACAGAATTATAAGTTAATCTTAATAAAAACTCATAAACAAAAGTTAATTTAATTGAAGGTTTAAATCCTCCGAAATCTTCAATGACTTGTTTTTTAATAACCGCTCCAGCCGTTTGAAAGTTTTGATAATCTTGTAAAGTTTCGTTAGTTAAGAATCCCATTTCCTGACTAAAGTTTGCTGCAAATGTCGCTTCATTTGTAAATCCAGCAAATAAACCTTTTTCATCAGTTTCAACAACTACGGGTAAAAACACTTGAGTTTCAGGAAAAGAATCAATGTATTTTTTGACATTTTTAAACCAAATTGATGCGTATTCATCATCAAATTCAAATAATGAAATCCAAGTACCTTTAGCATTTTTAATACCGTAATTAACTTGTTCTGCGTAACTAGGTTCTTTCTCCCACAATAATTTTACTACGTTTAGTGAACCAAAATCATAACCATTTAAATGGTCAACTAATGATTCTTCAGTTGTGTGTACAATTATTAATTCTTCAACTTCAATAGTTTGTGATTTAATTGAAGTTATTGCCTTTTCAAAGTATTCATTAAAATCTCTAGATTTAGATGATTTGATAGGTAGTATAATGGATAGTGATAATTTTTCGTTCATATTATTCTTCAGTTTTAGATATTTGTTGTTCAAATGATTCTGCTCTTACATTTAAGTAATTTTCAAATAATGAAATTACTGTTGAGTCAAATTCTTGTTTATTTGTGTAGTTTTCAACCGTTGTCTTCATATTCTCATAAAGTTCAGTTTTGATGTTATCCTCTAACCAATTTTGAATGTAGTCAGCAATAAAATCACAAATTAAATTTTTATTTGTAATCCAAACTCCGTTATCATCATTCATCCATTCAGGTTGAATATTTGGGACTTTACCAATAACAGGTACACCTGACGCCATAGATTCTAACGGGAAGGTACCAAAACCACTTTCATCGTCAATCCAAACACTAACAAAACAATCTCTTAATGAGTTTGCAAATTCTTTTTCAGAAAGACCTCTTAAATCTCTAAATGTAAACCATCTGTATTGAGGGAATTTCAAATAGAAAGTTTTAATTATATTAATCGTATCTGATTGGTCTTTAGTGTGAACACCAATAATTGGCATTGGAGGTAAGTTTTTTGGGTAAAAATTATCAGTAATTAAAGGTTTGATGATATCAAAACTTGATTGTCTCATTACAGTTTCAATGTACTCTTGTTGTTTTGTTGTAGTTGTTAAACATTTTAAGAACCCATATTGAGCCCAATTTTGTCCAGGTTGTAAAGTTTCAACAATGTAATTATAGTTTTGTGTTAAAACTATTTTACCACAAGGTAAATTTTTAATTTGTTCCATAACATAACCAAATACTTCAGGAACAATAATGAAATCTTCAGGGGCAATTTCTAAGTTTTGACCTTCAATTGCTCTGTGAGGAATTGACATATATTCTTCGTCAAGCCAAGCAACAACACCTGAATATTCTTTTTTCTCATGAAGAATTATAGGATTAAATCCTGCATCCAATAGCGACTTTGCCATTTGATAAATTAATCTAACAGACGCTTTTGCATTACCTTTAGTATCTTGAATAAGAAAATAAATTCTTGATTTCTTATCTCTTAGGTTTTGAATCGACTGTTTTACTTTTTCGTTTAACGATGTATCCATATTAATAGTGATTTATAAGTTTTTTGTTTAATAAGCTGTTAAATGCTAATCTAAATGGTATACTAGTGTTTGAACTTGATTTTATTCCTAACTGCTCATCAATTTCTTCATGTTCAGTTAAAACGGTGTCCATTAACATTTTTACCATTTCAAATTTTATGATGTTAATCTTTGTTTCTGTGTTACCTGAAGTCTCGTCGTCAGGGTATTGATTAGACATGTCCAAATATTCTTCAACTTTGTCTAAATCAATATAGTAGTTTTCTCCTAATACTTTAATCATATAGTTCTTTTATTTTTGTTTTTAATTCTTTTAATTTTGTTATTGAATGTTCCGTTTTAATATTTTTATTATATGATGTTTCGTATTTTATAACAATTTTTCCTTCAGGATGATTTAATAATAAGTTAGGATTAGCCGTAAGTAAAATGTCTATTGAATCCCACATTGAATTAATTGTTGGTTCGCTGTAAAATTTTACCGTTTCAATAAGGCAACCAAATTTTGAAATGAAAAATAATGAGGCAGGCTTTGATTTACCAATCTCATCAGATACAATTAGAATATCGTGATTGTCTCTCATGTCCAAATAAAACTCATTTAAATCCATCATACTTGAAGATTCAACAGAACCTGAATGACCAAAAATTTCCATTGTATGTTCTTTATATAAAAAACTATACAATTCATCTTCGTCTTTAAATTTTAAATGTTTTGAAATATCCAAAGTTGTTAAATCAGATATTACTTCATATTCAGATTTTTCTTCATCTTCTTTAAACGGATTATCTAAATACCATTTTTCGTATTCCTGTTGTATTTTTTTTAAAGTATCTCGTAAAACACCATTTAATTCTATTGCAATTTTCATTCCGTCTCGTTATCGTATTTCTGTAATATCTTAGTTATCAGTGGATTTCTAACAATATCGTTTTTGTCTTTGAATTCAAAAGTTGAAATGTATTTATCGTCCCTAAATTTTTCAATTGCATCCCATAGACCACTATGTGTTTTATTTTTATATCTATCAGATTGTTCTACGTCTCCTGATATGAAAAATTTACTATTAAACCCAATTCTTGTCAATAGAAGTTTCATTTGACTTGGTGTTGCATTTTGACCCTCTTCAAAAATTAAAATTGAGTTATCAATATTCATACCTCTCATAAATGCCAATGCAAATACCTCAATAATTTCAAGTTCTTTTAATTTTTCTCTCATTTCTTTACCAATTATTTTATTTAACAAATAATATGATGGAAAAATATAAGGGTCTAATTTTTCTTCAACATTACCAGGTAAACTACCTAACTTTTCTTCAGCCTCAACCGCTGGTCTTACAATGATAATTTTTTCGTAAGGTGTATTTGGGTCTGAAAGTAAATCAATCGCCGCTTTCATTGTAATATAACTTTTACCTACACCTGCAGGTCCTGAACATACTGTAACTTCACTTGATATTAAAGTGTCATAATATATTTTTTGTGTTTGAGTTAGAAATTTTTCTTTTGTTTTCTTTTTTAGTATTGAACAAATTACTTCTTTTCTTGTTTTATTTTGACCCTCTTCTATTGAAGGGGTTGGTACTGGTGATTTCTTTGGTCTTGTGCTACCCATCTATTTTTTTTATTTTTTTTATTTTTTTTATTTAACTAAAAACAATTATAAATCTATCCTCGTGTTCAAATGATTTAATAACTCTATCTTTTATAGGTTTTAACACTGAGTCTTTAGAAATTTGGCTCCAATCTTCAGTCAAATTTGTACCGAACAATCTAAGGTCGTCAATTATTATAATACCTGAATTTTTGAATAAAAAATTAATTGCAGAAATTTCTTCTATTAAAGGAACATCTTTTTCACCTTTAGCGGTTTGGTCTGATGAGTAATGACCATCTAAGAAAAAAATAGAATCAGAATCAATTGTTGTTAATATTTCGGGTAATAGTTTAGAACTATCCCCTAAATAACTTTTGATTTTTTTTGTGTTGTATTCTTGTTTACTAAAATGCTGATAATATAATTCACTTAATTCTATCGTGTGTAGTTCATCAAAAAAATTTGACATTGGTACTATGGTTTCCCCAAGATGAGTACCAGTTTCAATAAATGTTTTGTAGTTTTGTAATTCTTTATCCGAATAACTTATAATTTCTTTTAATGTTTCAAAGTTTAGTGAAGGCATTTTATATTTTGTTTTAATCATAAGAGGTAATTGAAAAAGAATCAATACCTGAGTTAATTCTAATTTATTATTATGATTTACCTACTTGAAATTTAATCCACTCATACGTCTTTTTAAGACCTATTGATAATGGTTGACTTACCTCCCAACCTATTTTTTCTTTATATAATCTATTATCTGAATTTCTACCTTTAACACCTAAAGGACATTTAAACCCATATTTGTCAATAAAATCTTGACCATCAATATTTTTAATATTTAAATCTTTATCTGAAATTGCAATTGCCATTCCAGCTAATTGGTTAATTGTAACCATTTCTTCACTACCAATATTAACAGGACCGATAAAATCACTATCCATTAACCTTTGTACTGCCTCAATGCAATCATCAATATAAAGAAATGAGCGTGTTTGCATTCCATTACCCCAAACTTCAATCTCACCTCCATCAGGTGTTTCTGCTGCCTTTCTACACATTGCCGCAGGTGATTTTTCTTTACCACCTTTCCAAGTTCCCATTGGTCCAAAGATGTTATGGAATCTTGCGATTCTAACATTTAACCCATAGTTCCTATGGAATGATAAGAATAGTCTTTCAGAGAACAATTTTTCCCAACCATATTCTGAATCAGGATTTGCGGGGTATGCCGAAGACTCCTCACAATTTGGATTGTTAGGGTCTAGTTGATTGTGTTCAGGATACATACATGCAGATGAAGAATAGAACACTTTTTTAACACCAGTTTTAACACACTCTTTAGCAACGTTTAAATTAATCATCGCTGAGTTGTGCATAACATCTGCATCGTGTTCTCCCGTGAAAATATAACCAGCTCCTCCCATATCTGCAGCAAGTTGGTAAACTTCATCAAACGGTATCAACTCAGAATAAGGTTGTTTAAGGTATGAAAATGGTGATATTACGTTTTTTCTAAAATCATCACTATATTGTTCTAACCTTATAACCGCTTCTACATTTTTTGGGTCAGTTAAATCGTAAGTTAAAAACTCATCACACATCTCTTGTTTTGTAAAATATTCGTGATTTTTAATATCAACGACTCTTACCCAATTTCCCTCATCTTTTAATTTTTTTGCTAAGTGACCTCCAATAAATCCGCCACCGCCAAGGACTAATATTTTTTTCATAACTAGTATTTTATATATTCTTTAACTTCTCTAATTTCAGAAGAAGTTATTTCGTTTATTTCATTTTTTAATCTGAATCTTTTATCGTTAGTATGATATACCCCTCTTGATAGTTCAATGAATTTTGAATCAAAAGTTTTTTCTGTTTCAATAACTCTTAACATGTCTTCAATTTCCCATAACTCAGAATTAGTTTTAACTAATTCATGATATAATTTTGATATTTCTTCATTATTTAAATAAACTGATGAAAAATTATATAATAGTTCAAATTCTTTATTAACGTATTCTAATTTTTCTGGGTTACTTATTTTCATTTGTTTAACATGAAGGATTGATAATTTGTCAATTAATTCACCAACACTAACTGGTATTGTAATCATTATTATTTTTTTTGAAAAATCATTATGGTCTTTAAAAACCAAGATGCAATTCTAGGTGAAACTGAATTACGAGCACTAACACTATCGTCTTCTAAATATTTAAACCCTAACTCATTCATTTTTAAGATTACTTCATCATTGTTCATACAATTAACATGACCATCACCTAATTGACCTATAATAGCCCAAGACAGTATTATTTTGTTTGATGTTAGTGATGTAATGTTATCTAAAAAAATTGATTCATATTGTTTCGGTATGTGCTCACCAACTTCTAAACAAATTGTATTGTAAGCATTATTTATTAAATTGTCATAATTTTTATAGTTTTTTATTGGGTTCGTTAAATCCCAACTATCAACAAAGTTAGGGCTTCCCTTTCTAACCTCACCTTCAAATCCGTGTAAGTTTGTGAATCCATTGTTATGTAAATTTTTAAGATAATCCCCAAAACCACATCCAAAATCAATTAATTGTTTATCCTTATCATCCTGTAGGT